GCAGGTGACGTTGCACAATCGCGCCCAGGCGGGTCAACATCCCTTGCTGTTGCCTCGACCCGAATGGCCCCCACCGCCCCCGGTGCCCTCTCTTCGCGCGCGCGTTCATTATTGCGCGATACGACGCGCGGCGTGCTATGCGCTCTGGGCGGCGCTGTGTGCGGTTATGGCGCTGGGCTGGTGTGATGGTATCGGGTAGCGTGCTATCGTGGCGTAGCGTGGCGCTGGTGGCGTATACGGTGTGGTGTGGATGTGTGGCAATGGGTGGCGCGTGGCGTGGCGGGATTGATTGTCACGCGCGTTATTACTTCTTAGTGCTCGCTCACTCACTCATTCGCTGGCGCTCATTCGTTCGTTCGCTCGCTACCGTATCAATCTCTTTTGCCTTGCTGGGTTGTTACTGACTCTATCACTCACAGTAGATAGACACTGATACTACTAACACTACTAGCACACCTATGCATACCGCCTAGTGCCAGTTACATTTCACATCGTGATAGATACTACCGTATCACTCACTCCGTTCATTCACCGCAACGCCTTACGTCTCACTTTGTTCCACGCCGTTGCGCTAGTCGCTATGCGCGATAGCTCGCTTATAGCTGTATAGTAGTTTTCATTGAAATAGTAATTAATACATACACTTAGGGTACACGTAAGTTATTGATATTCACTATACACAGATACATGTGTTAGTTATTGATTGATTAAACCTATCATAAATACTACTGGATACTGATTATCAGTCTATTTTCTTAATGGATACATACACTTGTAAAATAGTTTGAAAAATTACTTGCAATGCTGTGTGTGATTTGCTGTAATTCATCTCGCCGGGACACAAAGCAACGTGGAACGGTAGCCCGAAAGGTGTTAGCGTACCGGAGTTGGATGTATCAATGACCGGGAGTTGTAACGGCGGGCAGGCTCTTTAACAACTTGATTCCTGCGTCCTGATAGGCTAACTCAATGAGGTAACTATCATGGATATAGACGAGCTGAAAGGTATTGAAGTCGACCGCATCACCGTTAAGCGTATTGTATGCATCAAGCATGGCTTACGCTGGGAAACGGAATGGCTGCAGTGCGATGACAAGCCTAAGCCCAATGCATATGGCTTGTATGATTTGTATGAGCTGTATGTGTGGCTAGGCTATTGATGTTACGGCTAGCGTTAAGCTGGCCTATCAGGGTGCAGGGGTTGAGTTGCTCTTTAATAATCTGGTGTTTGACAAGCAATACACGATGTGCTGTAATGCTCACAGTCAGATAGCAAGCCTAACAGTCATAGATAAAGACGTTAAAACTCAAGCGGGCGTGGTATCACTGGATAATCATCTCGAAAGGGCGCTGATTAGCTAGGTTGACAAAAAGAGTTGACAAGCGGTTTTAAGTGTGTTGTAATCAGCACCAGATTCAGCAGTACAAGGTAACACAGGTCAAGCGGCCACCTGACTAGGCGACTAGTAAAGATGTCAGTGTGCCACTCGGTACCCACGGCGAGCGTGGGACTAGGTGGAGGGAGACTGGAAGTCTCTCAGGGGTACAGGATAAGTACATTCCCGAGGCACCATATAGGCGATTCAGGCTAGTAGGTTGGTATGCGAGCTGGCAACGGTAAGCAGGACGGCTGAAGACTGATTAACAGCGCATGATAGATGCGCGCTGTCGCTGAAAATGGTAAAGGTGAATTTTCAGGGTAGCCCATCCGGCAAATGCTCAAATGCTCAAGCGAGGCTATACGCCAATTAGGCATGAAGAAAGCAGGCGCTACATTGGGTGGGCTACTCACCTGAAAATAACCTAACAGGAGATACATCATGTTCACTGTTTACGCCTCTTCTCAGAAAGCTGGTAGCTCGTATGGCGAGACATTAGCGGCTCACGTGATGGCGCAGTCTGCCACTAAACGGATTCTCAATGTGCAGCCTGAGACTGTACTCGGACGTTTCGACGGCGCAATTGAGATGAGTCTACGCTTCGGTGTGGAGACTCGCGGTGATGTGAACTCCGCCGTGAACTTGTTCTGCGATATGCTGGAGCAAGATTGCGTGTTGGTTGTCGATGACTATCAGAATGCGTATCTGATAGGCAAGGATTACCAGTGGCATCACGCCGGGATTATGACAAAGCATCGTGTGTCGTCGTTCTCGGATGATTTCGGCGGTGACTTCTCGTACGATGGCGAGTACATCTACATCGCAGGTTGACAGCCTATAGCGTCCTACGGGGCGCTATGTGAAGTTAACCAACCAATGAGGTACTATCATGAGCATCAAATACACTGCCTTTGCAGACGCAAAGGCACTCGACAAAGCAATCGACAACACCTTCAAACAGGCGCAGTCTCTGCGTGCCAACATCCAGAATGTCGCTGTTGGTATCCTGCTGCACGCTTACCATCACGGTGACTACACTCGTGCACAGGTTCTGGTAGATGGCTTAGGCCAGTCCGTTCGTGGCAAGGCGCTGGTAGACTGGTTCGTCCAGTACGGCGGCCTGCAGGTAGGCAAAGTCGGTGGCAACAAAGATGGCTTTGTAGGCTGGCAAGGCGCGGACTTCATCAAGGCGCACATTGACGAGGCTAAGGCCAAAATGTGGTGGGAGTGCAAGCCAGAAGCGCCGTTCGCTGGCTTCGATATGGCGTCTGAGCTGCAGCGCCTGATTGCCCGTGCTGAGAAGTCTGTTAAGCAGGCTGATAAACTCCGCCGGGAAGGTCTGGGCGAAGACGCAGACAAAATCCATGTGCCGCAGGCGACTCTGGATGCTCTGCGTAAGCTGGTAGCGTGATTGACTCGTGCTCGTTCTCTGAGCGGGCACTGTGGCAATTATGCCAATCCAACCTTAGAGGAAAATTCACATGGCAAATGCATATCTGATTAAGTGTAAAGCGCACGGCCACGTCAAAGGCTACGCTATCCGTGATGGCGAGCAAGACTCTTATCTATCGCACACTCTGGAAGAAGGCGAACCTACCGATGCAGAAGGTGCGCTGGCCCGTCTGAGCTATGTAGGCGTTCCTCCTGATGGCCACGTAGTGTGGCTGATTGCAGGCAACCCGCTGGATACCCTGCTGGCCAACGCGGCCAAAAATTATGGCGAGCCTGTCGAGCTGGAGTACATCGGCTCGGTGCACGCTGAATAAGCGCTATGCCCGGCTGCTCATTTACGAGTGGGCAGCACTGGCAATAGTGCCAACCAACTTGAGGAAACACCATGAAAATCGCTATCTATTTTTCTGCTTCTGAAAAAGACATCATCGTTGTACAAGGCGAAGTAGCAGCAAAGGGCGCATCGGCGCTGTGCATTAACAGCAGCAAGAGTGTGTCTAAGATTGAGACACTCGAAGATGTGGAAGCTATCATTCCCGACGTGCTCAGCGACCTCGGCGGTGCTGGTGAACTGCTGTTCCTGATTCACGGCGGTTCCCTCAATAACGACCTGAGCGACCAACCCTACGAGCTGGTCGGCGTGTACGACGTATAATGTCCGCGTTTGAACTGTTCCACATGGCCGCCTGCATGATCGTTGTGGGCGGCGTTTCTGTCTGGCTGGTTTACGCCAGCCGTCCCCAATAGCGAAGGAGATGTATGAAGCTACTCAGTAAGGCGCATGCCAGCCATGCAGCGCATCGGTTGCACTTCCTTTTCACTCCCTGTATCTTACGGCGGCGGCAATGGAAGGGCATCTGTTCTACAGTCTCATGGCTGGCGGCACGTTGTTGTTCATGATTGGAACGGCGGTACTCGGTGATGAACATTAGTATCGCGGCCCGCATCAAAAAGATGGAACGCCGCCATGTAGAGACGGCCATCATCTTAAAAGTTTGCATTAGCGCAGGACTTGCTGCTGCATACTTCCTACCTCCGGCGCATGCTATCGCTGTGGGTATCAGTACCAATCTACTGTGGCTCTGGAAGCTGTAGCGGTAGACTAAATCAAGGCTGTCCTGCGGCGGCCTTCGTTGAGTCCACCAACAACAGAGGTTTGTATGAGCAAATTAGCATCAGGTCAGCGCGTGTCCTCCAGCTGGGCCACGCCCAACGGTATCGTAGTATTCAGAAAAGATACTGGATATCTCTCGCCAGAGTATGCCGATATCCCCGCTGTGCGCGATGTAGTGTTTCTCGCAACCGATGACGACGAATTTATCGTGTTGCGTGATGACGGCATTGCTGGTTACGGTTACGATGGTGACGGCGATTATGAGGCAATCGAAGAGTAATGGCTAATCATCCAGCGCGTATCTACCGGGGTATTGATAACGAGGACAAGCAGCCTGTGTTCTGTCTTCGTTATCGTCTACCCGACAATCAAGAGGGGCTTGTAATCTTTGACAAAGCAGAGGTTATGGGCGTGGCTATCGACGTGGCTAAGGCCACCGACCAACAAATCATCGACCGTGTGAAGGCTTATGCTTCTGGTATGGCCTTCATCACTGACCTGCTCAATGACCAGCACTGGGTACCGGGTGAACCCGTTACCGAGAAGTGGCTGAGCACACTCGACATCATATTCGACGGGGAGATATACCTGTTCGGAATTACTGAGGCTTAAATCATGAATGCTAAAGGCTTTCTGTTTGTCATGCTGCTGGTGATGTCTATCTATGCAGCTTCATCCTGCGTAGCTATGGCTGGCAACGTAGAACGTGTGCACTTAGATGCGTACGATGTACCACTGGCCACGCCTGACGGACAGATTGCCCCGGCGTGTGTGGTTGACCTGCACAAAGACCATGCGCTGACTACCGTGGCATTCGTTGGCGTGTGCGAGGATATCCTGCCAAGGTTCAAAGAAAATCTGGAGCACGATGGCACGACCACCATTGTCACGCTCTCTATCAACGGTCACAATGTTAATTTAACGTGAGGTATCACAATGGCTAAGAAAGCTAAGATTGTAATCCTGTCCACTGACTATGGACGTCTTACCCCATTCGGCACCTTCTGCCCGTTCCGTGATACTACGGAGGGCAAAGAATACGATGTGCTTATTCTTGAGCAGGGGGAGCGCGACGAAGAAGGCGACGTGGCAAACAAGCAATCCGTTGTCTTCCGTGACGATGCCGGTGATTTAGCTGCTGCCCACGTTGACTACCACGAAGGTAAGTCATTTAAGTTCATCGAATAATAGTAGGGGGTATCTTAATGAGCCAGAAATACGACGTGTACAAAGATGGTGAAGGCGACTGGGCTATAGTCCCGGCGAATGCGCAGCTCGTTGCGCCTCTGGTCGTGGCTGCTATGAGTGGTGAGCACGTTGCTACTCTTGCTGACGTTCAGCGCGTAGCATCTGCTAAGTCTCACCAGTTCAGCCAGAACCAGACTCGTGTAACCCGGCAGTCGGTCATCGACCACTTCGGCCCGTACGCATTCGTGGGTAGTATCGAAGTCTGATTTGCTATAGCCCCTGTTCTCGGGGGCTATGTCGATATCAAACAAGAGGTATTGATTATGAACGTCAAAGATATGGTAGACCATGCAGCAGCTGTGCGGTCATTGACTGAGGCACGCGGCGTAGCTGCTACCCGTGGTCACTGTGCTGGCAATGGTGGCCTGCGCGGCCACAGTGTAGGCGGTGTGTTCCCTTGCGTAATGTTCCAGCAGGGTAATCCCAATACCGCCCTGACCTACGGTTTCATTTCGCCGGATGGCGTAGAGCATGCGCAGTTCGGCAGCTGGGAAGATGCGTACTCAGCCGCGCAAGAATGGCTGGAGCAAAGAGAGGTACTGTATGAAAGATAAGATTAAGGCGCTGCTGCTGTGGGTGTGGGCGTACATTATGCCTGCCGAGATTGACCATCACGACTCGCCGTTCGAGTACGTTACCAAGAAGACGCACGAGCTGCGGGTTGGTGACTATCTCGTAGCGTACTCCGGGTACATCCAGAGGCTCGGCCCGGAAGAGTACGATGGCAGCCGCCTCGTAGTAACTAAGTGCGGGCACGAACCTGCCCGTGAGTTCCAAGCATACGAGGATGATGAGTTCTCGGTACGTAAATTAAGAGGTGAATAAAATGGCTATCGATTTCAAAACTTTCGACCAAGCTCAGATGAAAAGTCTGAGTGACTTCGCGGATGCTATTGATGCCGATGCAGATATGCACGATGTCACTGAGTATCGCGGTGGTTTCCTGCCCACCAAGATTTATCAGTCCGCACTGCGCCGCGACAGCCTCAAGGATATCCACACGGTATCCAGCACCCACACCGGGGCGCTCATGATGCGCAACGCAACGCTGCTGGCTACGGCCAGCATCGCTGCTGCCAAGCAGGACGGCTCGCTCACTCCCGAGTATGAGCGCACGGTGCAGGCGGCTGCTGTTATGGTGGTCAAGTTCATGGCTGAGGAAGACCTGAACGAAACCTACCACGACTGGTTCATGCAGTGCGCCAATGTACCGAGCACTGCTACCAGCACCTTGCTGGGGCTGCTGTTTACTGCAGAGGTGCTGAATACTATTGGCAGTTTACTCGGCGGGGGCTTAGGGGGCCGCAATGTCACAGTCCACTAAGCAACTGGAAGTGGTCAAGTCTCCCACTGGTTTGCACTGGTGGGTAATCGACCCGGACGACAAGCTGCATCCGTTAGCTGTGCGTGAGACACGCTGGCAGGCGGCCGTAGTTAAGGCTGACCTTCAACGCCTACTCGACCGGGTAAGTTAACAACCGATGGCCGCTATCTCTACGGGGATGGCGGCATGAACGCTACTGTACAGGCGTCAAGGGTGGACTGTAATGGAAGTACTGAGCTGGTTAGTGCTATTGATTGTTGTGTGTGTCTGTCTAAGTCAACGATAGAGGGTGGATTAAATGACAGAGTGCATTGACCACGGACGGCGTGGAAATCGCGACGGCTATGCGCAAGTGAAGCGAGTCGTAGGTGGTGTGCGTCGACACTTCATGCTGCACCGCATTGTGTACTGCCAGCATTATGGTGTATCTCTGGATAGCATCAAGGGGTTAGTGGTCAGGCACGCTTGCGATAATCCTCGCTGTATTAATCCAGACCACTTGCTTATAGGTACGCACCAAGATAACAGCAACGATAAATTAACTCGTGGTAGACAACCTAAGCGAGAGAGTCATGGCCGCGCAAAACTAAATGAGATAGCAGTAAGATTTATACGCAGTAGATATGACCCTAAAAGTGAAGAGTACAACGCTTGCGCACTGGCCCGTATGTTTGGTGTAAGTCGTACAGCCATACGCAAGGTAGTCACTGGAGAAAACTGGCATGAAACTACGTAGTATTAGTAATGAGGAATGGCCAGAGTTAGCCAAGCGTTTACCTATAGGGCAGAAACGCAGAGCTTTTCATAGCTGCCAGACTCACTTCAACAAAACCGCGTTAGAGTACGGCCGTAGCCCGGACGGTATTTGGGTAAAGTGCCACCGTTGCGGATACTCCCGCCATCAACCTCTCAACCACGCCCCGTTCCAATTACAGGAGCAAGTGCAGGTTCGTGTCCCGGACGACGTCCGTCCTATAACTGAAATCATAACTAAGCATCCTCGCTTGCTGCTCCCTGTGTTGGAGCGCGAGCACCTGCTGCCTCACCTGTCTGTGCTTTCTGCTTCTGAGAAGTACGGACGTATCTATTTGCCAGATGATACGGCGTCGTTCTGCGGGCTGGACTTCACGGGCAAGCAGTTCATACCTTGGCGCTCCCCGCACGGGCATAGCCTAGCCATGAAAGTCTATGGCCCTTACGACGATAACCACACTCTCAGTGTGTACGGCGAAGCTGCTGATTATCTGGAGGCGGTGCGCGGCGGTGGAAACTGCGCATTCGTACCGAACGTGGACACTGCCACGATACAGGCGCTGGTCAGTGTGGGCCTTGCCTACAGCTACCAGCGAGTAAACATCTACCACCACCCATCGGCCCAGAGATTGCGCCGGGAGATGCGCATTATAGGTAACGTGTTAATCATAGGAGAGTAGCGTGCTGGATAAATTGTTACTCACAGTCCTGCGAGAGCGGGGTAAGTTTAACACGCTGCGTCATTCTGTGCCCGAAGATGCTATGTCTCAGACTACGGCCTACATGCTGAGAGCGTACGCCAGCTACTTCGATGCATTCCCTGAGTCAGACTACGTAGACCTTGAGGTACTGGGTACACATATCAGACTCAAGACAGGGAGTTCGTCGGAGCAGATGGCTGCGTTCGAAGCACTGTGCGAGCAGCTGTCTGAGTACACACCAACGGCGCAGGCCCGCGAAGGTATCCTTGACCAGCTGGTCGAGCTGGATACTGCAGGCCGGGCCAACTTAATGATGCAGCGCTTTGATAATGGAGAAGAGATTGACCTTATTTACGAGCTTGGGAAGCTGGCTGAGTCGGCGCGTAAGTCGCGGGGCCAGTCTTCTGTTACTGATTACATCGACACTGACGTCGTGGACATCTTGGCTAAGACAGACGAGGGGCACGGCTTCCAGTTTCCTTTGCTCTGTCTGCAAGACAGTGTTCGCGTACTGCTTCCGGGGGATTCCGTTGCAATCGCTGCCCGACCTGACAGTGGGAAAACTTCATTCGTCGCATTTAATCTCGTGCGCATGGCAGAGGCGGCCCATCGGTTGTATCCGGGCAGACCTATCCTGTGGTTCAACAACGAGGGGCAGGGTGAGAACATCATCCCCCGCATCTACCAGACGGCGCTCGAAGTCACGCTCCCGGAGTTACAGGAGTTAGGCAAGGACAGAGCCAAGCTGCACAAGGCGTACGAGAAAGCCATCAAGGCACCGCGCAATATCATCCGTGTCAAGGATATGCATGGCGCTACGTTGGCAAAAGCTGAGCAGGTTATCGAGGCAGTGAACCCGTGCCTAGTGGTGTGGGATATGCTAGGCAACTTTAAGCTGAGCACGTACGATGCTACCAGCAATAAGGCCAGCCAGATTGAGCAGTTATGGCAAGAGGTTCGAGAGTTGGCTGTACGCTACAGCTTCCTGTCCATTGCCACAGTGCAGGTATCAGCCGACGGGGCTAACGATATGTTCCCGCCACTCGACGCGCTCAAGGATTCCAAGACTGGTATTCAGGGCGCAACCGATGTGGTGATTATGGTTGGCAGCGTGGATGACCCAGCACTGGAGTCGCGGCGGGGTATCAGCACGCCGAAGAACAAGCGCCAGATAGCCGGGCGTCCATCTCATGTGCGGGCACAGGTTCATTTCTACAAAGACCGATGCGTATTCGCAGATTGTTAGGAGGTTGAATGACCAAGTTCTATCAAGGTGACATGGTGCAAAGCAAGTTAAAGCCGGGCCGTATCGCCGAAGTTGTCAGCTGTGATAACGTCACACTGTATCTGAGGCTGACTGGTAAAGAGGAGGGGCGCAAAGGTTCTGGCCCTCAAGGTACGTGGACAGCCCGCCCAGATAACTACGAGCTTATACAGGAGCCATATACAATGCCAAGAAGTAAATCGCATACACCCCCTGTGGCTGCACAGGAAGCACCACAATCAACGCAAGCAGTTAACCCTGACTGGTCGTATGGGGAAGCTGAACGTCTTCACACAGCGCTTCTGAAAGCGGCTGCTGAGTACAATGCTTACATCGCGGCTAAGCCAGAGGTTCATTACTACCCTGCGTCTGCGCTCGACCTTACGAGGGTAGGGTAATGGGATACCGTGCCGCGCCGTTGACGGCCAAAGAGCAGGATATAATCCGGGCGCAGTACAAGAAGGGCGATGCTTTCCGGGACGCTGCTGCGCTGGGTGAGCGCTTCAATGTACCGCCGGAGGATATCATTGCTGTGATATCTTATCGTTACAAGAAGGGGAGTAAGAAGAGTGACAAGTAAAAGCATGTTTGATGATGCAGAAGTTCTGCGCTGCGAAGCAGAAGACCTGTGCTGTCTGTTGCAGGCAACTGGCCTTAGCTTTGTGGTGGCTGGCGGCGGTGCGAGAGACACTGCGCTCGGTGTTATGCCAAAGGATTTCGACATCGTAGTGTTCGGGTGGGGGAATAATACTGAGCAGGTAGCCATGCGCTTGGACAGCTTGGACGGACTCCTTTCTGACTATGCCAATGAGCAGGGCATGGCTTACACATACCTGCCCAGCTACCATGACGCTGCGGAAGGCGGGGACTTCGGCTCGCGTCTTTTCGGTGTGTACAAGATTGGACGGCTCGACGTTATCATTAGCCGTTGCGGTACATGGTCGCAGGTACTGGCTGAGTTCGACTTCAACCTGAACCAGTTCTACTTCCCGTCCAGTATCCCCCGGTACTCAGGACAGTACAGCCGCGACCCGAAAGACTATATGGCGTACCCGTACAATCCAACGCTGTCGGCTGAGGATGTGCAGTGGTACCCTGCGCTGTCTCACCCATTGAGCACATACGCCGAGCTGCTGTCCCTCAAGACAGTACGGGCTGACGCTAGCTCTGGCCGGACTGCGTACATCCAAGCTAAGCACAAGCAGTTGCTGCCAGCAATTGCGAAGTATGTGAGTAGCAAGACGGGGGTCTAATGATACGATTCCGCGTAGTTGACTACGAGACTGAGAACCACCCGTGGTTCGGTGAGCTGGCATCGCCACGCTGCCCGGACAATTACATTGTCATGGCAGGCTGGCGCGACTGCGACTATGACAATGGGGAGTGGACATTCTACGGTAGGGAAGAAGCGCGCATGGCTAGCCGGGCCGAGTACCTGAGCAACTACATGCTTCACCTAGACGACGTGGATGTACTGGTAGCGCACAACGCCCCGTACGAAATGTCGTGGTGGCTTGAGCACCACAGGGAAGAGTTCCTCAAGTTCATCGCCAGAGGTGGCCGCGTATTCTGTACAGCGTACGGACACTACCTGCTATCGCACCAGCAGTCGCAGTACCCGGCACTCGATGAGACTGCCCCAATCTACGGCGGTACTCATAAGGTGGATGCAGTCAAGGCGATGTGGGAGGCTGGGTACCTCACCAGCCAGATTGACCAAGAGCTACTTAGCGAGTACCTGTCTGGCCCGTCCGGCGATATCGAGAACACCACCAGACTTTTGGTAGGGGAGTGGGATAAGCTGACTAAGCAGGGCATGTTGAAGATGGCCCTGATGCGTATGGACGGCATGCTCATGTGGGCGTACATGATGCACTGCGGATTGTACGTAGACCGCGAGGTAGCTGAACGCAACAGGCAGGAACTAGCGCAGCAGATTGAGCAGCTAACAGCTAAGCTAATGGACTATCTGCCTAGCGATATGCCACAGCCAGCACGCGAGCAGTTCAAGTTCACGTCTGCATACCACATGTCTGCATTCGTGTTCGGCGGCGTGATGAAGTACAAGGACAGGGTGGAGCGCGAGGATAAGGATGGCAATCCAATCTACGTGCGGGAGGAAGCACCCTTCTTTAAGAAAGGGAAAGAGACGTGGGTCAAGTCCAAGTCCCTATGCGTATGGGATGAAGAGGCTGGCCTGTGGTACGACCCCGACACCAAGGTGCATCAAGCACTGTACTCTGCTGGCAAGTTTAAAGGGCAACCTAAGTTCGACAAGGTAGACACTGACGTAGTAGATACCAAGTGGGGCGAGGTTCTGTTTAAGCTGCCGGGACTTCTCCGACCGAAGGACAAGCGAGCTAAGGAAATAGCTGACAACCTCGCATGGGAGAACGTAAGACGCAAGGGGGACTGGGTGACTAAACGCACCCTTGCTGACGACTCACCGGTATTCAGCACAGCTGGTGAGGTGCTCGACATACTGGCAGCACGCCAGATACCCGGCGTCGTGGAGATTGCGGAGCGGGCGAAAGCTCAGAAGGATTTGGGTACCTACTACCTTATCGAAGAGTTCGATGAGGAAGGCAACGTCATAGGCCAGTCTGGTATGATGCAGTTCATTCAGCCGGACAATATCGTACACCATACGATTAACATGACCTCGACGGAAACCACACGCCTGTCGTCGGCCAGACCTAACAGCCAGAACTTGCCGCGCAAAGGCACGAGTAAAGTCAAGCAGATGTTCACGTCGCGGTTCGGCAGTGGCGGGCGCATCGCGGAAGCGGACTACTCTGCACTTGAGGTGGTGGGGCTGGCTGGCTTTAGCAAGGATACCAACCTGACTAAAGCATTGATGGACGGTATTGACATGCACTGTATGCGTTTGGCTGCGCAGCTCAATGAGCCGTACGAAGACGTGTTGCTCAAGGCCAAGGATGAGGGGCATGAGCTGCATCCTCTGTACAGCGCCATGCGTACGGGCATCAAACCGAAAGCGTTCTCCTACCAGTACGGAGCCACAGCACGCGGTATAGCGTACTCCACTGGTTGCTCCGAGGAAGAGGCACAGGCATTCATCGACAACGAGAAGGCACTGTTCCCAGAGGTAGAGGAATTCTTTGAAGCAGTAATCTTCCCGGAAGTAGAGCGCACTGGCAACAGCTGTGTGCACAAGGAGCAGGACGAGAACGGGCGCTGGGTAGTGTACCGCCGGGGATTCTGGACTTCCCCTGCTGGGACTCGGTATTCGTTCCGCCAGCACGAGAGATGGAATTCAGCGGCGCGCGCTTACCTCATGGAGTACAAACCCACACAGATGCGCAACTACCCTATACAGGGCGAGACTGCTTTCTGGGTGCAGGCCATCGGTGGGCTTCTGTTCCGCTGGCTTCTGTCCAAGGATTTCTTTGGTGGTATGGTTGTTCCGATTAACCAAGTGCACGATGCGTTCTACTTCGACGTGCACCCTGACTGCCCGCACGAGTTCTTCGTAGGACTCAAGGCAATCATGGAATGCATACCGGAGTACATGAACCACCACTGGCCGGAATACAATCTGCATGTGCCGTTCCCTGCAGAGGTAGAAGCAGGCCCGAGCATGTATGAGAAACATCACGTAGAGACTACAGCCGATGAAGTGCTGGAGTATAAACGTTCATTCTTGAAGACTAAGGGTATTACTATATGACCAACTCTGTATTGCAGCGCATGAATGCTGTGGTAGAACAATACGTTACCGAAGAAGAAGTAGACTTTAATGAAGGCGTGGCTGGCGGTGGCAAGCTCATGCCGGAAGGTAAGGCGCTGGGACGCCTCATCCAGTACGTTGAGGTGGGGCCGCAGGTGAGCAAGGCTTACCCGGACAAGCCGCCAGTCAACCGCTTCTTCTTGAAGTTCGCAGTGTGGGGTAAAGGTAAGGACAAGACCAGCACCTACCACGAAATGAGCGATGGCAAGATGGTTCCCGGTATCATCCGCACCAAGTTCATTAACGTGACCAAGGACTTGAACACCAAGTCAGGCGCGTACAAGCTGTTCCGCCGCATGAACCCGGACAAGTCTGCCAAGCACTTTGCACAGTTGCTGAACGCCACGTTCATCATTCCGGTAATACACACAGAGTCTGGCGAAGGCGCGGATAAGAAAGTCTACGCTAACGTGGACTTGGAGAACATCACGCTTGCTGTTAACCCGGTGACTGATGAGCCGTTCGACGTGCCTGTGGTAGAGGACGAGTCCCTGTTCAAGCTGTTCCTGTGGAACCGCCCGACCAAGGAGGACTGGGACTCCCTGTACATTGACGGCAAGGATGACGACGGTAAGTCCAAGAACTGGGTGCAGGACACCCTGCTCAAATCCCCTGCGTTCCCCGGCTCGCCTCTGGATATCCTACTGCACGGCGGTGGCAAGGGCAGCGCGCTGTCTGAGTTGCCGGACTTAGGGGAAGGCAGCGATGATGGCGAGAAGGAAGTAACGCCTCCGCCGGAAGAGCTGGCCACCAAAGAGAAAAAGACCAAGCCTAAGAAGCAGGCAGCAGAGCCGGGCGCGGACTTTGACTTGCCTTCCATCTAACTGAGCGAGCCACAGGGACGTGGCATTGAGGTACGCATGGGTAGATTAGACAGACTTCTAGATTCAGTAGCAGATATTGGGGAGCAGTTTGATGGTTTTGTTGGTGGTCGTGTTCTGCTCTGTGATGCTGATTCTACCGTGTACGTGGCTGCGGCCACCACAAAGAACATCGAGACAGCAAAGACTCGTTTCTGTTCGGGGGTACTCACGGCCAAGTTCCTTGCGCAAGCGCAGACCGTTCGTATTGAGCTGACTGCCGCTGAGTGCAAGAAGGCTGGGCGGTATAAGCTACGCGGGGTAAAGCTGTATCAGAGCAACCGGGACAAAGACAGGAAGCCGGGGCTGGTTGAGCCACTGCGTAAAGCCATTGGCCGCAACATGTTCAACGTGCCTGCTGGTGAGGATTGGTACGTCAATCTTAACTTTGAGGTTGAGGCTGACGACACGCTGATTATAGATGCATGGGCTATCGGAGTTGCGGACGCCGTGATATACAGCGCCGACAAAGACCTGCGGTGCTGGCCGGGAAGATTCCTAGACCCGTACGACAATCAGGTACTGGAACCATGCAAGGGTATTGGCACCTTGTGGTGGCATGAAACAAAGAGCAGCAAATCCCTTATAGGGCACGGGCCTATATTCTTCTGGGCGCAGATGATTATGGGCGACACAGCAGACGCCATAGCTGGCTTGCAGAAAGCTGGTAAGGAAAAAGCATGGGAATTACTTTCCCCTCATCAAGAGAGCAACGACGAGAGTCTAGTAGCCGAGCTAGTTCTCCGAGAGTATATGAAGCGAGACCAGAACCCGTGGCCGGAGGCGTATGGGTTGTGGTTACTGAGGACTCCGACGTACACATTCGCTGCCCATCTGAACACGCTGAGTCTGAGCACGGAGCTGAGGGCGTGGCTGCACGAGAAGATGGTTGAGGACTGGTATGCAGAAACTGACTGGCGAGAGAGCGTTGGCCATGAGGAAGGCGGCGCTGAACAAGCCCTGCCCGATTTGTACTAAGCCAATGACTGAGCTAAAGAACATAGTGATTGACCATAACCACAGCACGGGAGAAGTGCGGGGCTGCATCTGCCGCTGGTGCAATGCCAACGGGGGCCGGGCAGAGAACGCCGCTATCCGGGCTAAGCGCGAGCTTACTCCCGTCGAGTGGCTGACCCGTTGGACTGAGTGGATTGCTACAGCAGGCGCTGGTCTACTGTATCCTACGCACAAGACCGAGGCCGAGAAGAAAGAAGCGGCTGCGGCCAAACGTAAAAAGGCGGCAGCAGCCAAAGCTACGGCAGCAATGAAGGGGAGCAAATGACCAAGCTATCTAACAGCCAGCTTATGGCTGACATTGAAGAAGGGCTGAGTACATCTGAGATTGCAGAGCGCCACGATATGGCAACCAGTACAATCCGGTACCGCAAGCGCCAGCTGGTGGCTAAAGGATGGACTAAGGAAATCAGCAACAAGGAATTCATATCCCCAGAAGTACTCAAGGGGCGCTCTGTGCTGTACGGCCCGGGTGGCGAAGTTAAGCTGGAGTGGGTGAAGACCAACATAGACCGGGAGCAAGAGCTGCTGGCTATCAAAGGCGCTATCGACTCAATGGCAGAGGCAGTACCGCGAGAAGCACCTGTACCGTGGCAGAAGCCCCACATGCCCAGCAACCTCATGAACCTATTCGTGCTCACTGACTTTCACTTGGGCATGCTGGCTTGGGGTGAAGAGACTGGCGCAGACTGGGACTTGAACATCGCGGAGGGCTTACTGGTGCGCTGGTTTGCTGCGGCTATTGATGCTGCGCCACCGGCTCAAGTTGCTGTGCTGGGGCAGCTGGGTGACTTCCTCCACTGGGATGGACTGGATGCCGTAACGCCCAGCTCAGGCCATGTACTGGACGCAGATACCAGATTCCAGAAGCTAACGCGAGTAGCCATCCGGGCGCTGCGCCGCATCATCCGCATGCTACTTGAGAAGTTCCCACAGGTGCATGTGATATGTGCGGAGGGCAACCACGACATGGCCAGCTCTATCTGGCTGCGTGAGTTACTCAGCGCACTGTATGAGGATGAGCCGCGTATCACAGTAGACCGGAACCCAGACCCGTATTACTGCTATGAATTTGGAAGCGTTGCGCTGTTCTTCCACCACGGCCACAAGCGCAAGGCCGAGCAGTTGGAGACTGTGCTGGTCGCTAAGTTCCGCGAGGTGTACGGACGCACTAAACACGCCTACGCTCACGTAGGACACCTTCACCACAAGAAGGTATTGGAATCCCCAGTCATGGTTATAGAACAGCACAGGACGCTTGCTGCGAAGGATGCGTATGCGTCTCGTGGTGGTTGGCTGAGTGAGCGCAGCGCATCGGTGATAACCTATCACGCTGACTACGGTGAGGTAGCGCGCGTGACTATTAATCCTGAGATGCTAGAATGATTCATTATGACGCTGATATTGTACAGCTGACGCTTAAAGGGATGGCCATCCATTGGGTGGCCCGTACCACTGTGGAAGCCTTTCCTGAACAGGGAGAGATATGCATAGAGCAAGCAGGTGAAGATACCATTGTAATACCTTGGTGTTACTTACCAGAAGTTATACAAGCACTGGAGAATGCACGCGATGAACTTGAAAGATACCGTAGTAGTTGATTTGGACGGCACACTGGCAGATGGGCGCTGGCGTCTGCACCTACTCCCCACGCCTGAGCGACGACATCTGGACGAAGCATGGGCGGAGTTCAATCTGGCCGGGGCTGATGACCCGCCGTTTCAGGATACAATCGACATCGTCAACTCTCTGTCGTTAACATACCGCATCATCATCCTGACTGGTCGTGGCGCGGTGGCCCGCGAAGTAACGGAGCAGTGGCTGGATGACCACGGCGTAGTGTACGACAAGCTAATCATGCGGGAGATTGGCGATTGCCGTAAAGATACAGACTTCAAGCGTGCGCAATTGGAAGATATCGGCATTGAGAATATCGTGTGTGCATTCGACGACTTGCCGCACATAGTAGACTTCATGCGCGAGCTGGGTATTACTGTGTACGAGGTTACTCGCTACGAGGACAACCACGAATACGTACACGCCAATGCAAAATATGATGGGGATAAGAAATGAGAGATGTTAGCGTAGGCGCTCGCATAGTATGCACGAACGATACAGGTGTAGATGGAAGGCTGACGGCTGGCAGAGTCTATGTGGTGCGTAGTAAACACAAGCTCACGGACAATATAATTGTGGTTGGACTAGTGGGCGTGGACGGCATGTTTTCTACTACTCGCTTTGCGGAGGAGAAAGTCGCGCCAGCTACTGGCGGTGGTATTGGCGGTATGAAGTATGACGGGGGCAAGCCTCGTATGGCTCTCCTATTCGACGGGTGCCCGCACGCTCTGGAGGCTGTAGCGCAGGTGCTGACGTTCGGTGCTCAGAAATACGCAGCCCACTCGTGGCAAACTGTGCCAGAGGGTGAGGAGCGCTACAAGTCCGCGCTGCTTCGCCATCTCACGGCAGTAGGTAAGGGTGAGGAAATCGACAGTGAGTCCAACCTGCACCACCTAGCTCACGCTGCGTGTAACGCGCTGTTCATTCTGGAACTTGAATTAAGGAAGCATAAATGATTTATCACAAATGTATTGAGGACACCGTAGTAGACAAGTGCGTCTGCAATGCCTGTAAAGGCTCGGGCACATTCATTGGTGTGGGTCGCACAGGCGACCCAGTGGTAATGGAGTGCGACGCTTGCGGAGGCACCGGCACAGCTAACCCTGACCTGCAGCGCTCGGCGTTAATCGACTTAGGTCAGCGCAATAAAGCGCAGCCCGGATACGACCAACCAACACGAGGGTGATATGGATTTAATTGCTGAGCAAATCAGATTAGAAGAAGAGGCCCGCGCCCGCCACCGCGAGGGGTGGCTGGACAATATCCGCGACGCAATGGAGAGCGGGCGCGCCGGTGCTGTACCATTCATACAGCGCATGATGGTGGCTGCTTATCCCACAGTAGAGGGCAAGGTACTCGACATTCTTAATGATGGTAGCCGTGGGCCGGGCGCGCAGTACCGCACTTACATGCGCTCTATCGGGGCCAGAGCCTGTGCCTGTCTGGCGCTCAGCATGGCTGTCACTGGCGCAGCATCTAACCAACCAGTGGCCCAGCTGCTCCGAGATATGGGCAAAGCACTCATGGCTGAGGTGGTGTATTCAGCAGCTAGTAAGTCTAGCAGCAAGGGTGCTGTGTATATGGGGAAAGTTGCTAAAGACGTACGCCGCAACAAATCCAAATCACCAAACCACATCTACAACAAAGCCAGAGGAGCGGCCCGCAACCTCGGTGTAGACGTAGATACAATGCCAGCCCGTGCGTTCATATCCATTGGCAAGCTGCTCATGCAGGCTGTGGAACCCACGGGGCTGGTCACTACTGAGAAGGTAGGCGGTAGCGCAAGGATGCGCGGCACTGCACGGTTCTGCTTAGCGGCAGACGTTATAGCGACTATGCAGGACTGGGTGGGCCTGCCCAGTGCAGACGGGTACTGCTGTCCGCCTATGATTGTACCTCCGCGCCAGATAGCGCCGGACGGTAAGTCTGGTATGTGGCAGTCGCCAGCGCAGGCAGCAACGTACCGAGTCGTGAGCCGTATGCGGCACGCTACGTACGCTAAGCTAAAGGTGGGTACCGCTGCCGTGGCAGAAGCGTGTATGATGCTGTCCAGCGTGCCATACCGTATCAATCCTATGGTGCTGGAGTTCCTACGGCACAACCGCACAGGATGCATGGGGCTACCCGTAGAACCTGCAGAGCCTAAGCTGCCGTTTACCATCCCGGCTGGGGTTAGCTTTGACCAGTACATAAGCCAGTTCCCTGAGCAGATGCAGCAGACAATGCAGGCTCAGGCGCACGAGTTCAAGGTTAAGACTCGGCTATGGCATGAGGAAATGAAGAGGTTCAGCTCGCAGATGTTCGTGCTTAACGGATCAATCCGAGAGGCTGACATCTACGCCAAGTACAGCCATGTGTACATGCCTACCCATGCTGACACGCGAGGGCGCATCTACTACTCATCCATCCTGAATCCCCAGTCCATTGATGCTGTGCGCGCTATGCTGGAGCTGGCTGAGCCTGTGCCGCTTGGAGAGGACGGGCTGTTCTGGTTGAAGGTGCATGTGGCCAACTGCTTTGGCTACGATGCCACAGACTTCACTGACCGTGCGGCTTGGACGGACAAGACTCTCCCGCGTCTGCGCGAAGCCTGTCGACTGCCGGAAGCGTACAACACATTTTGGGAAGAGGCCGACTACCCCATGTGCGCATGGGCTGCAGCGTGTGAGCTGATAGCCGCAATTGATAGCCCAGACCACACTAAGTTCCCGTCGAGAGTAATCACCCACTGGGATGCCACATGCTCTGGTATGCAGCACCTGTCGGCAATGTTCCGCGATGAGGTTGGCGGCGCTGCCGTTAACCTGATTGACAGTCCGGGGCGTAAGGCCGACATCTACCTGATAACCGCCGCAGCCGCGCTGCGCACACTACAGGAACGGGAGGGCGTACAGAGTACGCACTTAGGTCAGTGGATGCTAAGCACGGGCATAGCCAGAAACATGGCCAAGAAACCTGTGATGACGTACGTCTACTCAGCCACACTGCGTGGTATGACTGACCACTTCTGCCTGTATCTGCGCAAGGAGGGAGTTAAGCTGGCGTCGGGTACATCACTGCTTGACTGCGCCAGAGCATTGGCTGAGTTGATGTGGGAATCTATACCAAAAGCTGTACCAAAAGCAGCGGCAGCTATGGCGTGGCTACAGGAGGTAGCACGGGCAGCAGCGGAAAAAGGTGAGTATGTAGAATGGGATGCGCCATCTGGGCATCACTGCATAAACCTGTACCAAGCCACTAAAGAGACACGCATGTCTCTACACCTGATGGGTGTACACGGTATAAAGTTGTACAACTATCTGGACAAGCCAGACTCGCGTAAATGCGCAGCAGCTATTGCCCCTAACTTCGTTCACTCTATGGACGCAAGCCACATGATGCGCGTACTGTGGGCATTGTGGAATCTGGGTATATACATGGTAAGCATCCACGACTCGTTCGGCGTAGCAGCTGGGCATGCCGGAGTTCTACACAAAGTTATACGGGAGCAGTTCGTGAAGATGTACACGGAGTGTGACCCTGTAAAAGACTTGGAAGAACGGTACGGAATTAAGGCTCCAGAGCGGGGAAATTTGGACTTGGAATTGGTTAAAACTTCCAGCAAATTTTTCTGTTAATAATCAGTAGTTAGTATAAAAGCTACTAATTAGCTATAAGCGAGCTATCGCGAAGTAGCGAATGCGTGAACGAGTAAGACGGAGCTTAGGAGTGAACAAGCATGAGCGTAGTGGTAATAGATAAGATACTGATTATCTATTTAGTAATACAGTTAATACTTCTATTAATAGGATTAGGATTAAGTATCTATGGCTAATAATAATCCAATGACTAATGTTACCTTTAGTAAAGCCCAGCTAAAGCTCTTAGAGCAGATGTTCGGTACGTATGACAAGTTGGCAGTAGAGATAACTGTTGACAGTAGTCTGGTGCTACTAAACCGTAAGGCTGGTCAGCAGGACGTGCTACAGGCTATCCGTGAGAGAACCGTAGGATGAAGATTACTATATTGGGAAATGATTCGCACACGACCATGCCACTCGACATTCGTGTGGCAGTGGCTAACGGCATACAAGCCGAGCGCCCGTGGTCTTCCCTGCACCCTGACGAGATAGTAGCTGCTATGTACGACGCTACAGCGAACGGTTGTCTTGACGTTTACATAACGGACGACGACGACTCGTTAATGGGTGTGGCCCACATAGGCCAAATGTTTGACATTCATGTCGGGCAGATGGCAGTAATCATGGCTATGTATGTATGGCCGCAGTATCGCAACCGGGGTGTGACTAGACTCATACTCCGTACGCTAAGAGACGTTGCCCGTGACACCGGGTTGCGTTGGTGCGGTTACTCCCACATGGTACAACCGTACGTTCAGGAGTTCCGCTTCATAGATTTGGAGAAGCCAAGATGGGTGGAATCTCAAACGTAGTGAAAGGTATCGGGTCTGTATTTGGCCTCGGCTCGTCTATGCCGAAGTACGAAATTAAGACAGACCCAAATCAGGTCAAAGCGGAAACTCTGCAAGCTAACTTGGGCGTAGACCTCGCCAATGACAATACCCCGACTGTACAGTCCGGCGGTCAGGTTAGCTCTGCATCTGATTCTCTGGCAGGCCGCCGCCGCCGCTCGGCTGGTGGTGTGTCTAGCAACTTAGGTATCGGAGTTTAACAGATGGCTTACGACTCTCAGAACGTGAGCTACGAGTCGTTGTGGCAGAAGTACAGAGACAGTAACGTTGTCAACAAAGCACGCGAGTACAGTCGGTACACACTGGCTAAGCTGGTGTCGGAGTACGACAGGGCTGAGACAGACGATGTCAACCGCGAGTACATCACGCGAGACTACCAGTCAGTTGGCGCTTTGCTAGTGAACAACCTCGTAGCCCGTCTGGGTGAGTTCCTGTTCCCTGCTTCTGCACGATTCGTGAAGCTCGAACTGAAAAATATGAGTGAAGACCAACGCAGCAAGAAGTCAGCTGTGCAGGCCGCGCTCATTACAATTGAAAAGACTATCGTGGACAAGTCCAAGCAGAACGGCGGGTACGCTGACCTGCTTACCACGATAGCGCACCAAGCAGTAACCGGAAACGCAGCACTGTTTCGCGACGTAGACACAGGAACGTACCGGGTGTACGGTCTGGAAAACTTCGTAGTGCAGCGAGATGGCCGTGGTTCTGTTATCGACGCAGTCATCAAGGAACGCATCGCGTGGGACTCACTGCCTCGGGAATTCCAATCGCAGCTTGAGCAAAAAGGCTTTCAAGCTAAGTCAGGCCAGCAACGCTGCTGGCTGTATACACGAGTACAGCGCGTATCCCGCAGTTCCGGTTTCGGTTACGAAATCACACAGCAGCTTGGAAACTACCAAGGCTGCGTATATACCCCCGGTAAAGATTACTACCCTGAGAAGGTATGCCCTTGGATTTTCCCGGTATGGTCACTTAAATCTGGCGAGCATTATGGTCGCGGGATTGTAGAAGACCATGCCGGGGATTTCGCACGTCTGTCCATGCTATCCGAAAGTTCAGCACTGTACATGCAGGAAGCACTGCGCGTACTGTGGACACTGACTGGTGGCGGTGGCAGCGTTGACGATATAGAGCAAGCACCTACAGGGCGAGTGATTCCACTACAATCTGGCACTAAGCTGGAAGGTGTGGAGATTGGGGACTACAACAAAGTCCAACAAGCTCGCGACGAGATTAACCAGATTGTTACACGACTGGCCCAAGCCTTCATGTACACTGGCGAGTTTCGAGACTCAGAACGTACTACGGCTACGGAGATTCAGCAGGTAGCCACAAGCGCGGAGCGTGGACTCGGCGGCCCTTACTCAATGCAAGGCAAGACTCTGCAGATTCCGCTGGCGTATGTACTGCTGGCTGAGATTGACGAGAGCACCGTACCGGACATTGTGGGCAATATCCTGCAGCTTCAAGTGGTGGCGGGGCTAGACGCCCTCGGCCGCAGCATTGAAGCTGAGACGCTTATCAAGGCGCTGTCAGACGCGCAGGCAGCTATGGTTGCCGTAGCAAACATTAACCAAGTGGCGCAGGGCATACTAGACCCGAAGGCGATATTAGAGACTATATTCTCTTCTAACGGCGTGGCTCTGGATGACTACAGAACATCGGCACAAGAGCTGGCACAAAAGGGCCAGCAGATAGACCAAGCAGTACAAGCCGCTAATGGCCTGCCTGCTGGCGCTGTGCAGCCCGGCCAGAACATTTCACAAATTTAATTGGAGTTTAAATGTTTGGAGAATCCCAACCTCAAGCCGCACCCGCTCCCCAGAGTATTCCCAATGCCCCGAGTAATTCTCAGGGTGGTGGTGGGTATCCTCCTGCTGGTGGCGGCCAGACGGTTGTCAACCCAGCATTAGGTGCACTGGGCGTACCGGTACAGCTGCCGCAGAATGGCGCAACACCGCAACCGCAAACACCGTTCTCGTCTCCGGGTTTGATTCCTAATCAGGTAGCGAACCCTTATGCAACACAACAGCAAGGTTATCCAAGCCCGTATCAACCCCCTGTGCAGCAGAACCCGTATGGTCAACCGCAGCAGGGCAGTCCTTACGCGGCTCCACCAGCTCCGTTTGGTGGGTATCAGAACCCGTACGCGCCGCCGGATGGCCAAGCGGCACCGGCAAGACAAGAGCTGCAAAACCCAGCTTATCAGTTTAATCCTTACGGTCAGCCAGCACCCACTCAGCAGCCCCAACACCAGCAACCTCAGCAGCAGTTCCAGCAGCAGCAGCCACAGCAACAGCCGCAACCACAGCAGCAGCAGCTGACGGCGCAGCAGCTGGCGCAGCAGCCGCAGGGTATTACGCCTGAGCAAGTGCAGCAGATTTTCCCTGACCCTACCAGTCAGGCCATTTATCAGGGTATGGACTCCATCGCTAAAGGTCAGAACATCGACTTGCTGCAGGCGTTCGGTCAGGCGTATGAACGGCGTGACCCTACTCTGGTGAATGAGCGGTATCTGGCCCAGTTCGACCAAGCTACAGCAGCCATCTTACGTGGACAGTTCAACGCTCTGGTTCAAGCTGGTCAGGCGCGCGACGCTCAGATTGAGCAGAGCGTATACCAGATGGCGGGTGGGCAGCAGCAGTGGCAATTGGCAGTACAGGCGTTTAATACGTCAGCAGATTTACAAACTCGTCAGGCAGTGGCAGCAGCCGTTGATTCTGGCGACCCAAATCAAATTAGACTGGCTGTTCAGGCTGTACTGCAGCACAACAGCGCGTCAGGCAATTTGATTCAGCGAAGTGGTCAGAGCCTAACGCCTAATGGCGGTGGCGGTAATCCCCGCGAAGTCATGACCAATGAAAATTTCCGTCAGCACCTCGGCTGGCTTGAGCAGGCACACCCTGTTGGCTCTCCTGAGTACAACAAGCACTACCAAGTTCTGGTAGAGCAGCGTCGTCAAGCTAAGGCAATGGGCTACTAATCACATAAGGATGCAGCATAATGGCTGACAACTACTACCAACCGAACCAGTTCCGCCCTCACTGGGGTGGTTCTAACTCCGACAATGACATCCATCTGGAAGTCTATGACCGTGACGTGCAGACGCAGTTTATCTACAACTCCATCTTCCGTTCCGGCCTGACCAACTTCAAGTCTGTGGCCAACCAGTCCAACACTTGGCGTGGCGACCGTCTCGGCTCCGTGACCGTCAAGGGTCGTAAGTCTGGCCAGTCTCTGGATAACCAGCCTGTGCGTTCCGAGAAGCTGATTGTTACCGTAGACACCGTGTCGTATATCCGTATCCCGATTGACTATCAGGATGACTGGACTGCGCCGGACTTCCGCGCTGAGCTGACCCGCAACATGGGTACTTCTCAGGCGAAAGCGTTCGACCAAGCTCACGTTATCCAGCTGCAGAAATGTGCTGACTTCGTGCCTCCGGCTTCTCTGGCTGGTGCATTCAATGCCGGTATTAAGGAGCAGGTGACTCTGACTGGTACCGTTGCCTCGGAAGAAGCAGACGCCAGTGCGCTGGTGCACGGCCATAAGAAAGTCATCGAAGCGTTCATTCGCCGCGATGCCGACCTTGGTCGTCTGGTAACTCTGATTGACCCTTCTTGGTTCAGCATCCTGCTGGAGCACAAGAAACTCATGAACGTAGAGTTCACCGGTGGTCGCGGTATCAACGACTTCGCTATGCGCCGCGTAGCGTATGTCAACGGTATCCGCATTATCGAAAGCAATGCGTTCCCGCAGGCTGCAATCAGCAACCACATTCTGGGTGCCGACTTCAACGTCACTGCTGACGAGATTCAGCGCAAGATTGTGGTGTTCGACCCGACTCTGGCGCTGGTGACTGTAGAGGCACAGCCGCTGTTCAACCGCGTATGGGACGACGAGCGTGAGCTGACCAACGTGCTGGATAGCTTCCACATGTATACCGTAGGCCAGCGTCGCCCTGACGTAGTCGGCGTGGTTACTACTGAGACCTAATGGTAGACTCGAAGCCCTTCATTGAGGGGCTTCTATGACTAACACTAGGAGGGTTTATGACTTTACTCGAAGCTGTGAATATCGTACTTCGGGCGTTGTCTGAGCATGCAGTGTCCTCCGTAGAGATTCGACACCCTTCCGTAACTCTTGCTCTTGATAAGATTGAGATTGCGAGGGAGGAAGTTCTTAACGAGGGGTGGTGGTTCAACAACATCTACATCACCATTAACCGTGATTCCAACAACAATATCGCGTACCCGGCTGGCGCTCTGCAGTTTGTGCCGGACAAGTACGAGTGCATAGTGCGGGATGGGCTACTGTACAACACGGACAGCCAGAGCTTTGTATTCAGTGAGGATGTAAGCGGAGTTGTGACGTACGACATAGCATGGGACGACTTGCCTAACGCCGCACAACGTCTGGTGGCTTTCTCAGCTGCCGCTTCCGCTTACTCGGACGATATGGGCGGCGACCCTCCGCAGTCGGTAATCAGCGGACTGAGTATGGCCAGCTCCCAACTGCAGGCCATGCACGTACGCCAACGTAGATACAGCGCCAAGCAGCGCCCCCAGTGGGTGCGCTATGAGAGCGCCCGGAGAGGTTAAATGGCAGCTTTCCGTAGCCCTACTTATCAGGGCAATTACCAGTCTATTTTGGGTGGGGTGAGCCAGCAGGTGTACACAGACCGTCAGCCATCTCAGGTTGAGGTTCAGACTAATATGTCATCTGACACCGTGCACGGGCTGCGCAAGCGCCCCGGCACTCGCCTAACACTAGACTTGGACAACGCAGAAACCAAGTGGTGGAGCCTCGGGAATTACGGGCACCTCCGCACATACACCACCAACTTAGGCTGGGGTGTTACAGAGTTCATAGTAAACACAGTCACAGGCTGTGTGATAAGCATCGTAGAGACTGAGACGGTTCAGTACATCGGGCAGTACCCTTATCTGGTTTCCTCCAACCCCGCAGACATCGTGTTTACCACGGTAGGCTCGACACTTTACATTGGCAACACTTCTGTGAAACCAGTAGTAGAGACTGACGAGACTCGTGTAGACCCGGCGCTGCGGGGTTATTTTTTCGTTCTGGCTGGGTCTTACGGGCGCGTTTATAGCGTCACAATCAAGACTGCAACTGGCACATACACAGCCTCGTACGAGACTCCAGACGGCACCAGCGCAGGTGATTCCGAACTTGCCACAGGCGAGTACATCATAGGGCAGCTCGGCACCCAGCTCATCGCACAGATTGGTGGTGCGACTGGCCTGACTTCTGTAGTGGAAGACGGCGCTTATATGTACCTTGAGATTGACGATGCATCAGGGTATCTAAACGTAAGCACTGGCACAGGCAGCACATATGCTATCGCCTCAAACACCCACACGGTAGACCTGACCACTAAGCTCCCGGCAAAGATGCCGGATGCGGCGGATGGTTTCATCATGTCTGTGGGTGACACATCGTTCTACCAGTATTTCGAATGGGTAGCATCTCAGACGCGGTGGATAGAGACTGGGGTGTTTGGCTCTCCTACGGCTATCACGGGGAGCACTATGCCACTGGTGGTCACAGCGGCAGGCACAACCAATCAGCACGCCATTAGTGAGGGTGTGTGGCCGGGACGCGAGGCAGGGGATGACGACACAAACCAGATACCAGCGTTCACGGCCGACGGTCTGGACGGCATCACAGGGCTTGCGTCTTTCCAAGGTCGCTTGATTATCTTCTCTGGCCCATACATCACGATGGGTAATAGCTATCGAGACGATAGGCAGAACTTCTTCCGCACAACTGTTACGGAGACTTTGGATAACGACCGTATTGAGTTCACAGCCACTAGCTTTGCCGGGGCCAAATTCAAATACGGGGTGCCGTTTAACTCCGACCTAATACTGGCCAGCGAGGAACACCAAGGTGTCATACCGGGGCGTAGTCAGGTACTCACCCCGTCCAATGCTACAGCAGTGCTGACATCGACCTACCAGATGGATATGGTTTGTGAGCCTCGCACGTCTGGCCGCTCTCTGTACTATGCGTACCCGCGCTCTAGCAGCTCATTCTCTGTGAAGGAGATGCTGCCGTCCGGTTACACAGACCTGCAGTATGTGAGCCAAGACGTGACAGACCACTTGCCTACGTATCTGGAGGGCGGCGCGCGGTACATAGCCGCATCTACCACCAACAATATAGTCGTCATGGGCAGCACTACAGAACAGTCTACGCTGTATGTGAACGAGTACCTGTGGTCTGGCGACCAGAAGGTGCTGTCCTCGTGGCACAAATGGGATATGTACGGGACAGTGCACGCGGCATGGTTCGTTCGCGAGGTGCTGATGCTGCTTGTTGAGCAGGATGGGCACATGAGCCTAGCAACGTTGTCCTTGCGCGACATACCTGACCCATCTGACCCAGCACGGTTCTTGCCAGCGCTGGACAACTGCCGCGTAATGACGCCAGTTAGCTTGGATGCTACGTACGATAACCAGTATCTGGATTTCAGCACAGGTTATTTGTCGGGTACTTTGTGGTCTATCATCGTATCGAGGTACGAGACTGACGGGAATCTGGACTTCTTGGCGGCGGTCGTGCCGGATGGAAACTACATAGGGGCGTCGGTTGGCATCAAGTCAATAGACTTAGACGCCATGCGGGTGTACCTACAACCGACATATGGCTCATCTACTCTGGTGGTGGGTACTAAGTTTACTATGCAGTTCAGTCCAACGCCTCCACGTATCTTCAATCAGGATGGTACGTACATGGATGTGGACAAGCTGGTAGTCATGCACTACAACATGACATTCCGGTACACCAGCCCGTTCACCATCACCGCGCAAGACCGGGGCGGGTATGTGGTACAGGATGCAGAAGGCTCGCCTACTCGGTACACGAGTCAGGAACTTGGGCTGCTCACAGCACCGCTAGCCAAGCGCGCGCATGTCAAGTTCCGGGTTGGCATGGAGGCCGAATCCAGCAGCATACTGTTTGAGTCCACTACTCCGGGAGATTTTAATCTGCAGGGCATGGGCTACATAGTGAAGTTCAACAACAAGGTCAGGAGAATTTAATATGGGCTGGGGTGCATTTGCGAAAGCAGGTGCTGATGCTACCAACTCGTTCATCACGACTTTCGCTCAGGGAAAAGCAGAGCAAGGTCAGATGCGCGCAGTGCAACGCGAAAACGAACGCCTTAACAAGCAGACGTGGGCAGCGATGGCACAGCGCATTAACACAGTCAACTTGCAGCGCGGTTTGCTGCGGCAGCAGACTGGTACTGACCTGCTCAACATTGGCAAGGAAGCCAACAGGGCATTCGGCGCGAGCGTGACTAGCGCCGCAGCCGCAGGAATTGAGGGCGCATCTGTAGATGAGACAGCCTCCGACATCCAGCGGCAGAACCAAACGAGCCAAGCACAGACCCGCTTTAACGAGCAGATTCAAGAGATGAACCTCGACACGTCTATCGAGGATATAGTAAACACTGCGGTGGCCGCTCAGCGGTACTCGCAGAAACCCACGTCTACCGGGAAAATTCTCGGACGGGCTATTGGTGTATCGTCTATGCAGTTTGCGTCCAGTCTTGCAATGTCAAGTTTTGACTACATGCCTACAGACTCAGGCGCTGCGGGAAATACACAGGGCGGTAGCAGTACTGGTACCTTAGCGAATAGTCCAAGTCTGCAGACCACTAACTGGATGGAGCGTGCGCAGTTCAACGACTTCAATACCAGTTATAACCAGAGCAGGTACGTAGGTTACAGTAATTCAGGATTCTATGGGGGTTAACTATGGCTATTATGCGCGACCAGCGGCCAGCCAATCTGAATGATGCCCAGCAGGGTATGCCAGCAGTGCAGCAGGCGCAGACGCCATACAGCCTTGCACCTCGCGACACGCGCATTGACACGTTTGGCGCAGAATCCGTGCAGCGCGTTATGGACATTGCAGGTAAGATTGCCGGGCGAGTTACGGAGCAGTCTAATGAGGAAGAGTACCTCAAGGGAGCTAACGCTGCAGTAAGCGGAAAAGCCCTTGAGGACTTGGACTCCAACTGGCTCACCGCCCAGTTCCAGAAGGCTGGGTACAACGACCAAGTGAAAAGGATGCAGATGGCTCAAGCAGCCTCTGAGATTTCCGCTGGGATGGTCGAGTACCAGAAGATGACACCGCAGGACTTCTTGAAGGTAGTCAACGAGAAGACTGCCGCAATATACGACAACACGGATGGTATGTCGCTGCGCGGCAGGCAGCAGCTGCTGGAGAATCAGCTGACATTCAGCAACACTCTGATTCGCACGCAGGCTGCTCAGCACGGCAAGTACCTGATACAGCAGCGCGCAGATATGTACAACGCGCAGGGCAATACCCTCGTGACTTTGGCTGCGCAGGCTAAGGCTACTGGGGACGGCGATGCGTATGCTCAGGCTACTGCTGCAACACTAGCGTGGTCTAAGTCAATCATGGCGGATGAGAAGCTGCCGTTGGATGTGCGCCAGACTCAAGTCACATCAATGATGTCATTGATGCTGTCACAGGACTTACGCACGCCTGTGGAGACAGCAGTCAACTCCGGTATGTTCAATAGCCTACCAGCAGACCAACTGGCCAAGCTGCAGGGACAAATCAGGGAGTCCAAGAACCGTACAGAGGTTCAGGACAATATGGGCTTGCTGGACTCGTATGCAGCTATGCAAGCACGTCAGGCTCTGTACGGCGATGTTGACCCTAAGCAGTTCAGCTCCATGCAGCAACGGATGGTTGACGCCAAGCTAATGACTGCCTCTGGGTACATGGCCGACAGTCAAGCATTCTACCGAGATTACGCGAAACAGTCCAAGGCAGCGCAGCTGGGCAACCTGTACTCTACAGGCAATATGACTGGTATCTTACAGCTCGGTGCCAGTGAGCAAGACGCGGCAGATGCATACGTTAAGGCACGTGTGCGCCAAGGTGCAACCTCTACCCAAGTGGCGTTTGACCTAATGTCAGTCGGGGCCAAGCAGGGCTACCCAACTGCCTATAAGACTGCGGCCAAGCTGCTGCAGCCTGCGCTGTCTAACTTCGGTACAGAGGGTGAGGTTAACCCAGATGCTGCTGAGACTATCCGTGGGATGCTCGACCGCATCACTGTGGCGGAATCCAATGGCGACCGCACTGCGTGGACTAAACTGTTGTCCGGGCTGGATGAGTCAGACCAAGAGAAGATGGTGTACATGCGCGAGCAGATTCGCGCTGGCAAGACTATCAACCAAGCTGGACAAGGATACATCAAGCAGCAGCAGGACTACGCAGGGTTAACTCCAGCGCAGCGCAGCTCAATCCTGAGTCAGCGCAATACTGACGTTAATGCTGTGGTAAGCAGCCTTGAAGCGCAGGGCTTTGCATCGCGTACTTGGCAGGGTCTGGCTGGTATCTTCTCGGATACGCAGCACAACCTGTACCAAGCTCGTGTGGCGTCTGGAGACATAACAGCGGCTCAGGAGCTTGCTGAGGTGTCGTCTGCTTACCGCGAAGAGCTGCAGGCTGTGGTGTTGAAGAACCCAAACATTAGCAAAGACGGTATGCAAGCTCTGGCGTCTGCTAAGCTGGCCAATCGTGTGTTGCGGGTGGGGGAAACCACCACTAGCGCAGGCAGCGTGCTCGTTGCGCCGCGCGGACAGACCGTGCAGCAGATGTTGGGCCTCCCGGCTGAGGCCGCCCCTGACCGCATTGGTCGGGCTATATCTCAACTGGACGCAAGTAAGGCACCAGAGGGCTACCAGAGTCAATACTCATTCCAGCCAGATGGTTCGCTGAACGTGACCTACTTCAACAAGGACGGGGATATCGCGCCCAACACCTACGCCATTCGGCCAGAAGCTGTTCGTCAGCAGATGGAAGAGAACGACCGGGCAGCCGCTACGGCAGGTAACGAGGTATTCGGCGAGGGTCGACTGTTCGTTGATAAGAGTAGCAACATAGGTATTCGTGTCAACGGGGTGAACACCGCCGGGGCAGACGAGTCTCAGATGCTGTACGCTCGCGGCAAGTTGATTGAGTTCGAAGGCATCCGCAACCGGGGGTACCGAGATAGTGTAGGAGTGACAACCAACGGCGTCGGAATCTCCAGCAGGAGTCCATTCTTCGCAGAGGGTAATGCGTCTGCGCTTGAGGGCGGTACTGTGTGGGGAGCGCGCGCTATTCACGACACGTTCGTAGCCCACACCAATATGGTGGCGCGCCAGATGCCGGGGCAAGCTACTGCCTTAGGTTGGGACAAAGACAACAACGCGCAGTTCCAGTTTATGATGCAGATTGGCTATCAGGCCGGTTCTGACTGGTACCGCAAGTCTGGTGCATACAGCCAGCTGGCGGATGCCATACGTACAGGAGACGCGACATCTGCAGTGGCAGCATTGCGCGCCACGCCAGCGTACAAGCTGTCTCAGGATAGTCGCAAGCAGTATTACGAACAAACACTAATAGCAGGTATGAGCGAATGATTACCGACAAAGACCTAGCAGCGTACATGGCCCCACGAGTCGGGGCTAACACCCCGACCCTGACCATCCCGGCAGCTACTCCGGTTAAGTCAGCGGATATCACAACCCCTCTGCAGGACGCCACGCGCGCCCAAGCACAGGATGAGTTCGCTACTCAGCAGGAGTTAGCAGTTACACCGCTTGCTAAGTCAATCGGCGCATCCATCCGCAACTGGGATACTGTGGGCGTTTTCAACTCGCTGTTCAATAAGCCAGAGTTTGCTAACGACCCGCAGTTCCACCCTAACGAAGCACTGCAGAGTGTTGGTATCCCTATTAGCGAGGATGACCGTGATTTCCTGTTCAAGTCAACCTCGCAGCAGGAATTCGACTGGAGGCTAAGCCAGCTTACGGACATGCGGAGCCGCGCCCAACTGGCGCAGGCTTCACCTATTATGAACGCCGTAATCCAGTTCGCAGACCCGCTGTATCTGGCGACAGACCTGCTATCTGCTGGGGCCGCTACAGCCATCAAAGCTAGCCGTATGGCTACGTTCGCCATAGGCGCTGCGTCTACAGCAGCTCTGCAAGGGCAGGTGGCTGAGTCTCGTCCGCTGTCCGAAAACGAAGTAATAATGGCTGCTGCTATGCATGGTGGTGCCACCATACTCGGCAGGGCCGCTATGCCAGAGGCCCGTAAATCACTCGCAGACATGACGCCGGAAGAGTTCCAGCAGGAGATGGTTAAGCGTGGGAACATCCCAGAAGGGGCGCAGGTCGACCCTACACAGTTTGGCTCACCTGTTGCTATGGCTGCTGGCCTGCATGTACCTTCTACACCTACTGCTACGGCTGTGCCTAAGTCGGCCCAAGCCGCAGCCGCAAAAGGATTCAAGCAAGCACAGCAGGGAGTAGGCTCGCAGCCTAAGCGCCCTTGGCTTGAGTTCTCTTTGTTCAAGCGTGTAGCAGGTTACAGCCCAGAGGCCCAGAGCGCAGCTGAGCGCCTGCTTGATGACCCACTAAGCCCGTCCAGCGTATCTGCGGCTTCTATTCACCGAGAGCTGACGGCGCGTCACTCGTTGCTGCTGAACCAGTACGAAGATGCTCTGCGCTTAGGCTTGGCAGAGGACGGGTGGACTAACATCCAGAGATTCAAAGACCCTGTGGGATACCGCCGGGCGCAGCAAGACTTCGAGCAAGCTGTGCGCATGGAGCTTGACCACCGCATGATTGACCCGTCTTTCCGTGGGGCTAACCCCCGTGTGGCTCAAGCTGTTGACAGGTTGGGAGAATACTCCAGAGCTGTGGGTAAAGAGCTGGAAGCCAGTGGCATGGTGGAGAAAGGCTTTGTAGACAAGAACCCGTACTACTACCCGCGACGCATGAACGTCACCAAGCTCGAACAAATAGAGCAGACTGTGGGCAAGAAGCCATTCATGCGCGAGATGACCACAGCAGTGCAGCGGGGCGTGGGTACCGACAGACCTACTGCTAACGTCATTGCGTATGCTATGGTTGAGCGTGCACGACGCAAAGGCTACGGTATTGACAACTCTGGCCACATCGTCAACAAGGAGGGTGCACAGGAGCTTCTCGACATTATCAAAAATGCGCCGGGAGTTGATGACGCCGCCAAGGCGCGGGCATCTGCTTTACTGCAACCAGCTGGAGAGGATGCCGGTAGAGCGCCTATGTTGAAGAACCGCATCAACATTGACATGATGCACCAGATTGCACCGGGAGTGCAGGTACGCGACCTATTCGACGACAGCATCACCTCAATGATGGATAGCTACAACCGCCGCATCAACGGACGTATCGCGCTGGCGCAGGCTGGCTTGGGTACTGATGCAGAGCGTGGGGCTATGATTGAGGCTGTGTCTAAGTCTATCAAAGACCCTGCACAGCGCAGACAGGCTGTAGCGGACATGGAGAACATCTTCAACTACTTCCTCGGCGCGCCAGTGGGAGAAGAGATGCCGCAGTTCATGCGGCAGCTTTCAGCACTGACCCAAGCTACCGGTTTGGCTGCCTCGGGATTATGGCAGCTGGTAGAGTACGGTACCATTATGCAGCGCTTTGGGATGGTCAACACTGTGAAGTCAATGCTGCGCACTATGCCAGAGGCTAGGGCACTTCTTAACCAAATGAGGGCTACTACTCAGGAAGGGAAGCAACTCGCCTTGGACGTAGAGGAAGCTCTGACAGCGCAGGTAGCTGGAGATATCCGCATGCGCCCTGTGATGGAGCATTACGAGGACATGTTCACTGCCGATAAGACCCCTTGGGTTATGCGCATGGAGCATGCCCGCGACGCCACAATGTACGTTAACCTGCAGAAATACATACACTTCCACCAGACGCGCACTACTGCAGCGCTCGTCACTCAGACGCTGCGCAAAGCGGCAGAGGGTGATGCGAAAGCCATAGCGGCCATGCAGAAATACGGTGCCACACAGCAGCTCCTGAGCGATATACGCGCAGAGGTTGCCAAGTCAGGTACTAAGCTGGATGCATGGGATGAGCAGGTGTTTAACCGCGCCCGCGTGGTGATGATTAATGCGATGGATGATGCCATTGTTCGTGCACGTCTGGGAGAGATACCAGCATTCGCAGAGTTCTCCACGCTAGGCAAGTTCTTGTTCACATTCCGCAGATTCGTAGCAGCGACGCACAACAAGACCTTAGTCAACACCCTGAACCGTGACGGTGTGCTGGGCATGGCCACACTGATGGCTTACCAGTACCCTCTGGCATTCTTGGCCACAGCCGCCAACAACGTAATCTCGGGTAAGGGATTTGACCCACAATCTCCAATCACGGCCACAGCTGGACAAGCTCTGAACTACCTAGGGGCCATAGGCTTCGCCTCGGAGTTCACTGGGGTGCTTACCGGGCAGCAGCGTAGCTTCGGTGCGCCGGGCTTACTGTTCCTAGACCGGGTGTATGGAGTAGCTGGCAACGTCGCCTCAGCAGGCAGACATGCTCTACAGGGAGATGGTGAAAAGGTTGCTCAGGATGCGCGTCAGGCTGCGGGCAATACTCTGCAGGCTCTGCCACTACTATCAATTGTGCCCGGCGTGCGGGCGTTAACAGAAGCCGTAAAAGGTGATTAATGGCCAGCTTTAATATCTACGTGGCAGACGGGGTTACTACCTCGTTTGCCGTAACATTCAACACCACAGTATCAAGTGAGCTTGTGGTGTACGTCGGGGACGAAGAACTACTCACCGGGTACACCTACAACACAGTCACTAAAGCAGTGGTGTTCAGCAGCCCGCCTACGGCTGGGACGTACATCACAATACGCCGCGTAACTTCTACAGACCTGCGCTACAAGTTCGGTCAGGATGCGGCATTCACAGGCCAGAACATTGACTACGATTTCGAACAGCTGCTGTACAGCGCGGAAGAGAGCGTGAACTGGTCTGACTATCTTTACGGTAGGTCACTGCGCGTACCCTCTACTGAGGCTGGGGTGGACACACTCCCGAGCATTGCAGACCGCCGTGGTAAGCTGCTGTCATTCGATAGCTCCTCCGGTCAGCCTATTGCAGTAGCACCTGCTGACGGCAGCGCTGCGTCAGTAGCTATCGACTTAGCCAAGACCAACGTAAACGTATACGAGGCGCAGAAACGACTGGCGGCAGAGATTAACGTAGACTTACTGTTTACGTTCGACACTGGCGGCATCGTGTACGACAAGAACGATGGCGTGCTAGACAGGAACACGGGCATAACTTACTTGTGGGCCGGGGCGCTGCCCAAGACTGTACCGGCAAACTCGACTCCAGCCAGCACTGGCGGTATCAGCAGTACTGCTTGGGTATCCACAGCTGGTAAGAACTTGCGCACATTGCGGCAGGTCTTCGTAGTAGAGGACTATGGCGCAGTGGCTGGTGATAACGCCGCGCTGGGGCACGCTAACTCCAAAGCTATCCAAACCGCACTCACTGCGGCTAAGGATGCTGGTGGCGGTATCGTGCGCTTTGGCCACCCCGGTGCTATCTACCACATAGACTTTCCACTGTGGCTGGTAGGCTATGGGGTAGAACTTGATGGGTGCAACATCACGCTGGTGCGCACCGACCCAACATTCACACAGGGCCGGGGCAACATCGTAGTTGGTTCCTCGTACGAAGTTAACTACGATGTAGGCAAAGCTGCGTACGATGCTGGAACATACCCTACAGCCACTATGAACACCTCGTTCGTCAACCCAGCACGGAAACAGTACCTGCGGGACAACCCATCCTTCGTGCAAGCTGACCACTGTAAAGTGCACGATATCCACTGCGTGGCCAAGTTCACCTCTGGTACTGGTTGGGGCGGGTACGCCGTTAACTTCGTCAACGCGCAGCATTCCGCATGCTGGAACGTGACCGGAAGCGGCTGGACTCAGTTGATTGGTATGGGGTCTGACACCCCGCCAGAGACGCCGAGCTGTTACAACTGTAAGGCTTTCGACCTGACTGTCATCACAGGAGACCTGTACCGGACGTACTACAGCATTGGGTTTATATCCAACTCAACTGACTGCACTATTGCGCGCGGACGTCAGATTAAGCCTCTCACGGCTGGCACGCAGAACGGCTCGGCTATAGCTACTAACCTGTGTGAGAACTGTCTGATAGAGGACATCGACGTACCTAATCTGGGACTTACTGTAAGCTCTGAGGGTGTGTTGATTAACAACTCTAAAGGTTGCATTACCCGCAATATTCGTATCGGCGGGTGCATATCAGCAGTGTCTCACTACTATACTGACGCATCGTTCAATGACGCTGCATCTCCTAACGTGTTTGAGAATATTTCCAGCAATGGTACGTACGTATTCTCCACGCGCGCGAAGTATGCAGAAGTCAAGGGTGTGGCTGGCTATGGTAACTACCAGTACGACCTGTATTTCGGTAACAGTAACTCAACGAACAACGTGCTGGACTACGATGCTAAGTCGATAGCGTTTGGCGGAAGCACGCTGCAGACTACCTACCTGAACAACAACACGGTCAAGAACTGGCGCAGAAGCTACATCTACCTGCGCCCTGCACCGCTGTTGCAGCAGGATAAAGTAGACGTTCTGTCGTGGTCTACCAACAACAACGTGCACAGTAAGGCTGGCGTCAACATGCAGTTCCTGTATGCACTGCCGCCAGATATCAAGGCCATCGACGACGTCCGTGTGTTCCTGACGTTTAACTTAGGCGCTGGTACTGCAGGCTCTAACTGTGCACTGAGTTTGCGCAGACAGGTGGCGTATGACGGTAACACCAACACCGCTCCGTACATAGAGTTCAGCAACTCTGTCACTGCTACGCTGGACACTACATTCGACACGACATTGGTGGCACAGATGGGCAGTACAGCTCCGGGATATGTGTTGTCGTCTGATACTACGCACGGGCTGGAGAACAGCCTAGACGTGCTAATCAGCTTCACAAACAACGTTAACAACAACATTTGCAAACACATGCGTTTAGCTGTGTGGCGTGCGAGGTAATATGCAAGGTACAGAATCTAAGCAGGTATTCGACCTGTATATGGCCATCATGCGGTACTTTGAGGATATGTCAGGGATTGAAGTTACTGAGCTGCAAGTACGCCAGTGCGATTGGTTCCTGTCCAAAGGGGGCATCGTGTGTGATGCCTCCCTTGATTCTCAAGTGATCGCACTGCAGGATGCGTGGGTGTTGGCTGATGACTATGCTGCCAAGAAGCTAATAGTCAAGCAGGCTATCGACCTTTTATATACGGAGAGTTGATATGGCTACAGTCAACAAGCAGCTTGACGGGCTGCACAGGATGCTGGTCGAGTACTTGACGGACAGGCTTGCGGATGCCCGTAAACGGGATGGTGATGGCAACATCATCGCCCCTATGGCAGCTGCTGAGTTGTCTGTGCTTCGCCAGTTTCTCAAAGATAATGGCATACAGGCCGACAAAGACCACGCTGATGACCTCCTGCACCTGCAGGAGCAGCTGGCCAACGAGAAGTCGGAGGCTGCCCGGAAGGATATTCTGGCGCAGGCCATCGACTCCATCGCAGATGAAGGAACTATGCACTAATGGATATGCAACGCCGCATGGTGATGGCGGGTATTGTTCGCGCACACTACGAGAACAACTTCCCGCTATTTCTCCATGACTACTTCGCATGGCTGGGCTTCGACCTGACTGACATGCAGCTGGATATCGGTCGGTACATGGCCGACAGGAATATCAAGAACAAGTGCGTTATGGCCCAGCGCGGCGAAGCTAAGTCAACTATCGGCATCGCCCGCGCTCTGTATGAGTTCGTGCAGATGCCGAATGCTACTGTGCTGCTAGTTTCCGGTTCTGATGACTACGCAGGCACGCTATCTCACGCTATTGTGTCTGCAATCATGCAATGGGACAGGCTTGAGTGGCTGCGCCCTGAGTCTCGCGCAGGGGCACGTACGTCGTTCACCGACGGCTTCGACGTGCACCACGCATTCCGTATCCCGGACAAGCAGCCGTCAGTCAAGGCTGTGGGTATTTTCGGCCAGCTGCAGGGGAACCACGTAACGCTGCTGATTGCAGACGACGTGGAGACTACCAGCAACGGTAGCTCTCCTGCAAACCGGGCACGCATCGCGACGCTCACCAAGGAGTTCGCGGCTATCGCTAACGATGGCGCTGAGATTCTGTACCTAGGCACACCGCAGACTCAGGACTCAATCTACAACAGCCTGCCGCAGCGCGGCTTCGACGTACGAATCTGGCCGGGGCGGTACCCAACCCCAGAAGAAGAAGAGCGGTACGGTGGCTGTTTGGCCCCGTACATCAAGCAGCGTATGGAAGGTCATCCTGAGCTGCGTACCGGGTACGGTATACTTGGCAATCGCGGGGCACAGACTGACCCACAGCGGTACTCAGAAGAGAAACAGCTGCAGAATGAGAGGGACTACCAGCAGGCTGGCTTCCAGTTGCAGTTCATGCTTGATACTTCTCTTGCTGATGCACTCAAACAAACGCTGCAACTAAGCGACCTGATACTGTTCCACGGTTCCCCACAGTCTGCTCCAGAGGTTGTGCACTGGTCTAATAACCCGAGACACCTTGCAGAGCTACCTATGGATTTCCCACTGGCGCGCTCTAGGCTGTACATGGCGGCAGATTTCTCGGACACGTACGTAGCATTCACAGACGTCAAAGCGTTTCTCGACCCCGGCGGCGGCGGTACTGACGAATCAGTTATATTCGCGACGTCGGCTATTGGGCCGTACATCCACGTGCTAGGTATGCGCGTGTATCACGGGGGCCAGACGGAAGAGAACGTTGAGGACTCTGTGCGCTGGCTTGTGTCTATGGGCGTAACTCATTGCACCATAGAAGACAACATGGGCCACGGCGCTGTCACGAACATGTACAAAGGTGCTGCCAAGCGGTTGGACGCTGCCATAGGCTTTGAGGGTATCTACTCCACAGGCCAGAAGGAAGTCCGCATAATCTCCAGACTTAACCCAATCATGCAACGCCACCGCGTGGTAATGCACTGGTCGGTGCTGGAAGAGGATGTGAGAATGTGCCGGAACATGCCCAACGGCGGACGGGAATACTGTCTGTTCTGGCAAATGCAGAACCTTACTATGCAGGCTAAGTGCATACCGCACGATGACCGAATAGAAGCTCTATCAGCCGCTGTGTTCCTCCACGTAGAGGCATTGCAGCAGGACGAGCACGAAGAAGCGCAGAAGCGCTTAGAGGCAGCGGCCAGAGAGTTCGTTGCTAACCCAATGGGCTATAGCGACTCTAGGTGGCGTAGCCATAAACCTGTACGCGGCACACGCCGCAGATTACGTTAGGAGTCTTTATGACTATTTCTACAGCCACCGCTGCGCAGCGCCAGACGCTCGTAGAGAAGGCCAACATGCTGTCCTTAATCTGCCACAAGTTTGCAGAAGACGGTTTCCTTGATACGGACAACACCGGACTTGTGACCAAGTACGAGGCAGCAATTACTGCTCTGTCTGACGCGCTCACCGCCGCCGGGTATCCGGTAGTTCCGGCAAGCTCTGCTGTAATCGCAACTGGTACCAGCTCTAAGACCATCGCGTCTGTGACTACCACCACTGCGCGTACCGCTGGCGCTACGGCAACCAACCTGTCTGTTAGCTTTACTGTCAACTCCAGCGGTGTGATTACTTCCATCACCCTGCCGTAAGGTGAACTATGAAACTGTCCCGGTTATTTGCCGGGGCAGTCTTGTCTCTGTCCATAACATTGACAGGCTGCTCCGCAACTAGCGCCCTCTCTGCTGTCTCTTCGGCCATCAATCCTGATAAGCCAGAACTCACGGCACAGGTAGGCGCTGAGAACACGAAGCAAGGCATTGGCGTTACTGCGAAGCAGGACGACACTACCAAGGTAGGCGATGTATCAGGCGGTAAGGTAGACGCAGGTAAGCAGGGTAGCGATAGCACCACAGTCAAGGACGTCACAGGAGGCTCTGTAAACGCCTCTAAGCAGGGTGCACAAGTGACCAATGGAAACATACAGGCTAAGACTGTAGTCGTCTCTCAGAGCGACCCACGCAACCTGCTGTTTGCTTTTGGTATGGGTCTTATGGCGGTGGTCGGCTTAGTAATGTGGTTCGTGCCCTCTCCTTGGAAAAAGAAGGTGACTAATGACGGAACAGACGAAGGAACCAAGTCCTAACATCCACTCGCGTATTGGTGCGGTGGAGGCGCGTATGCAGTCTGTTGAATCCCGTCTTGACAAGCACGACACGCAGATTAACGCGCTTGAAAAAGGCGACGCAGCTATGCTGTCTAAATTGGCCGAAAATGACTCACGGTGGCAACAAATCCAGCAGCAACTCCAAGTAGTTGAGCAAATTCAGGATATCCAGAAGACTATGGCCAATATCGGTAAGATTATCAAAGCAGGCGCGCTCGCCATCAAGTGGTGCCTGCTGACTGCGTCACTGATTAGCGGTGTGCACCTCGCAGTCAAAGCGGGGGACTTGTCCGCATTGCAGTCCTTCATTAACGCAATCATAGGTATGTGATGACAATTTTCGAATTATGTTTAGCATTCACCGGGCAGGAGGAAGGCGGGTACGCTAACCTGCCGGGTGATAAGGGTGGGGAAACTAACTATGGAATTAGCGACGCTCGCGATGGAAAGCTGGATGGCAGAGTGTCTGGTATCCCTACTGGGAATGGCGGTACTATTTCTGTACCTGTTCGGCAACTCACCAAAGAGCAAGCAAGAGCCATTTACCGCCGGGACTACTTCAACCCAATCCAAGGTGACAAGTTACACCCTGCGGTTGCCGTCGCAGTTTACGACTTCGCAGTCAACTCTGGCACAGTCACGGCTATTAAAGCTCTACAGCGGGCCTGCTCAGTTGCTCCCGACGGTGTGTGTGGCTCAGTCACAGTGGCAAAGGCCAACAGCCTACAGCCTCGTTCCCTCGCTCAGTCCATATGTAACCTTCGTGTGCAGTTCTTGAAGGATTCCAAATCACCAACAGTAATCAAGTACCGCAAGGCTCTGATAGACCGCGCCAATCGGTGTGCGGCTTACTGTCAGACATTGTAGGTTCTTATGAAATACACAGGCACGTTCACACTTAGCAAGATGGGTGAGAGACGGATATTTGCTAATGTACCCAGCGGGGAGCATATAGCCGTATACACCATAAACGGGGATGGGGATGAAGTCCTCATAGACAGGTTCGTAGCCAGTGTCATAGGACGCGCCGACCTCAATATACCAACCAAGTTTGTGTGCTCCTCCGGGGCTGAGGTCGACATCATATGAGTTTACTAAGCAATCATGCCGGGCTGCTGGGCCGCCTTACTGTCGGGTACACAGCCCTCACTACCCAGAACTTCGTAGAGGCGCACGTCAAGAACGGGCGCATGTACGAGTACAGCACAAGCACAGACACACTAGCTGCAGCCGCGTACGTCACGCTCGGGCTTACAGTCCCAGCTGGGAAGGTCGCTATAGTCAAGGCCAGAGATATCCAGTTCGATATGGGTGGTGCTACTGCTATCACATACAGTGGTTCTGCATTCACTGGTGGTACCCCAATCCCGCTGTACAACATGGCCACTACCGGCCCAGCCAGCACTCTGGCGCTGGTATCGGAACCTACAGTCACTACGCTAGGCACTCAGTGCTTCGCCACCACGTACCTGCTTGGGCCTACGTCCGGCGGTACCGGGAACCGCAACCAGCTAGCCACCGTGCAGGGCTTAGAGCGATTACTGCTGCCGGGCCAGTACATCCTGCGCATAACCAATACCGGGTCTTACACAGGCCGCCTGAGAGTGTACAGCGCCCTGTTCGAAGGCGACCCAGAGCATTACGTTAACGTGTGAGGTCAGCATGCCCTTAATCCAATCCAGCAGTAAGGCAGCAGTCGAGAAGAACTTTCAAGAGCTGCTCGCCTCTGGCCGTCCGGCTGACCAAGCGTTCGCTATAGCCAAATCAGTCCAGAGAACCAACAGGAAGCCTCCCAGTCAACGCACTGGTGTTAAGGCGGACTAATCCTCAAGCATTGAACAGGCGCTCCCACAGAGCGCCACAGGAGCCTGTATGGCCAGAAGCGTAGTTATCCAAGTGCCCTTGTTCTCCGGGTACGTGCAGGTCTGCACCTCTAAGAAGTCTTTCGCTAAAGCTGCCAATAAGCTGGGCATTAAGCCGTACAGTCTTGCAGGCTCCGGCGGGCTGTGCGACCCATCTACAATGCCGGTTACTGGTGTAGTGCTGGTTGGTGTGTTTGATGGCGAGCTGAGCACGCTTGTGCACGAGCTGTTCCATGCAGTGGTGCATCTTATGGCGTGGACAGGTGTCCCTCTTAAAACAGGCGCAGCTAATGAGACGTATGCGTACCTTCTCGGGTACCTGTACGACGCTGTGGTCAAGACCCCCGGCTTGAAAATTGATTGATTGTGCGTGGGCCTCCCTCGACCCGAATGGCCCCCACCGCCCCCGGTGCCCTCTCTTCGCGCGCGCGTTC